CTGGCGGGGTTGTAACTGCGTACAGATTTTGCCCCGAAAAATCCATCACAGATTGAAGCGTTACTCCTACGCTTGCGGCGCTATGGAACCTCGCATCATCCCCGGCAGCAACTGTCCCGGTCGTCGTGCCTACAGCAAGAAGCGCTGCTCCACCGAGCCCGAGATCAGTCCGCGTTTCTGATGCAGTGCGGGCAGTCACCGTGTTGTCCGCATTCATCCGCAGGAACGTCACAGCTCCGGGGTTTGCCAGCTTGATGATATTCCTACCGACTGTCGTGCCGTCCGAAATTGTTGCTGCGGAAACCGTTCCGCTGGATGCCGCCGTAACGCGCCCCTTTGCGTCAACCGTTACACTTGCCAGCGTGTAACTCCCAGCCGTGACTCCGCTTGTGTCGAGAGCCCAGACTGTGCCGGAACTAGAGACGATCACATCACCCTTGTCGCCATCGGAAACTCCAGCGCCACCCGGAGGAGCCTGCCATGAACCATCAGCACGAAGAAAATTAGTGGTGCCGCCGCCTGATGCTGGAACCACCCCGGCTGCGCTTGTTCCAAACGTCGCAATCGTAATTGACGGAGTAGTCGTTCCGTTTGCAACAGAGATTGGAGCCGTTCCTGAGACGCTTGTAACCGTGCCACCACTTGAGTTTGCAACAAACTCCAGTCCATCTTCACTGCTTTTGACTGAGAGGATCTTCCCGGACTGACCAGTGTATGTGGTTGGAACATCATCCAGATCAACAAAACTTAGTGCGTCAATCTGCGCCTGCAACTCACGGATCTGAGTCCCAAGCGAATCACGGGTTGTCTGAGGGATAGATGAGCCATCCCAGACAAACTGACCTGTGTTCGGATCTAAGCGGTACGGCATATCAGGATTTGTAGAGAAGTAGCGTTCCGGAAGCGATGACCAGATCGTTGATATTGCCGAATAACCAGGAATTTGCCTTGAAGGTAATCCCGGCGAGCGAGCCTCCGACAACATTGTTTACAGATGCTGAAACTACAGCGCCAGCTTCGTAGAAAGACAATGATGTGAGAACTGTATCTGCAATGAAGAAAATTCCGCAGTACGATCCGGCTGGCGGAGATGCGGCAGCTCCATTATAAATAACTGGCGCTCCGGTTTTTCCCATGAACTGCGCAACAGCATTGGAGATAATCTGCGGATGGGGTGCTGAGTATGGTACTGCCATGGCATTATGCTGGGTATGCGATTAGTAAACCAGAGTCTAAAAGAAATGAGTAAATATTACCTCGGATGATTGCTCCTGCCGGGACGACTGTGATGTCTGATATATTCCCGCTTTCTCCTGATGTATCTACCGCGAGTTGCTGATTTTCTTGAGCGCTATATGTAGTGCTATTCTCATTTACGTATATTCTAAAATCAAAAAACACACAATCCTGCATGCAATAAATTGCTGCGATTGGAATCTGAGGATCTGGCGAGCCGTAGTTGTAGATCCTCGGGGCCCCCGTCTTTCCCATCGCTTGAGCGAGCGCATTCGCAATGACGTGTTCGTCGTTTGCTGCGTAGGAAGCGGACATTGTAAAAGTTTCGGTTTGAAGTAGGGGTGCCAGCCAACTTGACTGACACCCCCGTTATTGGTGAACCACCACCAAATCAGGCAGTCAACCCGAGGCCGCTCGTCACGCTGATGGATGGAGCAGCGAGGACGGTTGGGTCCGGACGACGGTGGATGATAGCCCAGCCGAACTGAGTTTTCATCGGCTTGCTGGCGAACTCCAGGATACCACGGAAGTAACCGAACGTACCATCCGGGTTGGTCGTCTCGTTCCGGATATTCTGCCAGTTGAAGTCACCGATACGGGTCGTCGGATCATAACTGGTTCCAGCGCCAAGGCTCGTCGTGGAGTTCCGCGTGAGAGCTTCCATCACCTCCGGATGGAGAATGAAAGACATCTCGTATGGGGCCGTGTGGTATGCAGGGTTTTCAACCCAGCCACCTTGGCCGTTCGTCAACGTAGTCAACCGCCCAGTCATGTCGGAACTGAACGGAGTCTTGTCAATCAGAACGGTCGTCGAGGACGGGATTGCAAGCACCCGGAATGTCCCGCTGTAATCACTGTCGGAAGCAGAGGTTGGCGCAATGCTTACGACCGATCCGACCACGAGTCCGTTTGTTCCCAATTCCGTAGAGCCGTTGTTCGTAACGGTAAGTAGCGTTCCACCAGTTGCGGTTGCCGCAGCCGTAATCGCAACGTCAATACTTCCGGCTTGGTACGTCCATGGCGGAACCTCAGTGAAGTCGTACACGGAGCTGTTCAGAGCCAGCGTGAAGCGAGGAACTTCGTGATCCAGCGTGTGCGAAAACCCACAGAGCGAACGAGTCACCCCGAGTGGCTTTAGCAGTTCGCCAGCGTTACCCCAGCGCAAGTCGTTCCGAGTACCAGCCTCACGAATGAGGTAGTCGCTCGTTTCTGGCGAGGTGAGCAGCGGGAACACCGGAGCGCCATCGGACATGCCGCCGCTGTTCTTGCCTGCGCCGTTCCGGCAGAGGCGAGCATAGATGTCACGGAGAACACCGCCAGTCAGGACCGAGTGCTTCGTGCTGAAACCGCCGGACGGAGCCGCGCCAGTCATGTTGAGCTGAGCGAGCGTGAACCCGCGTAGTGTCGCAAAGTCGGTCGCGCCAGTGACGGAGGCATCAGCAAGAGAGTTGAGCGACCCGGATTCAGGCGTGCCAATACATACTTTGTTGGCGCACATGCGGAAGTATTCCTCGCGAGTGCGGTAGCTCCAGACGCGCATGCCTGCATCAAGCAAGCAATCGTACAGCATCTTCATTTGTTCTTTAAATTGGAACGAGAAGGCTGCGTCACGAACGTCGATCCGCATGGACTCAACAGCGGTCCAAGCGAGATTATACTCACGCAGGCGTTGCGTCACTTGGACAACAGCGGCTGGAGGAAGACCCCGAGAGGTGCTGATGTCTGGGGGCGTATTGCCTGTGGCGGCGGACGAGAACCCATGAGCCCGGTGATTGGCCCAAGTCCCCTTCCCGGTAGTCCCAACAAGCGCTCGTTCGTAGTTCAGGACGCGGATCGAATCGCCCATCCCGTCAGGCCAAAGACCACGTTTCACAACGCGAGCCCAAGGAGAGACATCGTAGGCGTAACGGAAAAGACCTTCACCGATCCGACCGGATTCATTGATGAAGTTTTGTTGGATGATTTGCGATCCAGTAGTGGAATTCGCTGGTACGGTAGTAGAGGGCATGGTGCTTGGTATCTAGGTTGGTTTTGGGAACGAGGTTTCTTCCTAGTGTCAGGAATTGTTTGTTTTCCTCTCCTTGAGCCGGGGAAAGCACGCATCCGAAACGGACGGTTGTTTATGCTCAGGTTGGTTCCCAGTAGATTCTCGCCTTCTGGAATGGCGCACCGATACGTGTATGCGTATTTGGAAAATGTCAACGAAATCTTTGAGGGCATAAGAAAACCCGCCAGCGTTTTGAGCGCATGACGGGTTGCTGGTCGAGGTAATTGATTAGAGAATCCCAACAGCCTCAAGGAACGGCCTGCCGTCCGGTTGTCCTTTCGCTGGGTTTGACCCGGACGAAGTTCCGCCTGGGCGAGTCCCACTAATCTTGCCGACCTCCTTCTTGTACGACTCAATCTGCTTTCGTAGAGCGACGACGGTTTTGTTCATGCGCGGCAGGGCGGATGCAGCGATGATGGCGAACGCCTTCTCCTCGGTCGTCATATCCTCAAACGAGGTAGCGCCGACTTCCTGTTCGATCTCGCGGATCACGTTCTCTGGCGGCGTGTCGTCATGCACAAAGTTTGCAGCAACCTTGCGGATCTTCGCCATGTCCGCCTCGACTGCCCGCATCTGCGCGGCTTTGATCTCAGTCTTCTGCTTCTCCGTCATCTCAGACTCCCGCTGTGTCAGCTCCTTATACGCCTGCTCGGCATTGGCTTCCAGTTCAGCTTTGCGGCGGGAGACATCTGTTGCGGCAGCGTCAAGGCGGGCAAGTTCATTCTGCACAATGCGCGGCAGATGCTCAAACACATCGTCGAACTTCTTGGCGCGGGACTTCATATCGCCGTCAGAGAAGGCGTCGAAGAGAAGATCCTCGGAGATTTCGTACTCCTTGGCGATGTTCTGGATGCTCTCGCGGATGTGATTGATTGGCTTCTCCACCTCATTCTTCCACGCGGAAGTCTTCTCAATCTTCCAAACGTATGCCTCCTTCTCCAGCTCCTCGTACTTCTTGCGGAGTTCGTCTGCCTCTTGCTTGAGTGGATCTGCATCCCGTAGCTTCTCGCGCTCAGCCAGTTGCTGCCGCAGTTGCTCAACTTCCTTGGCGAGAACCTTTGCCTGCTTGGCTTCCGCCCGAAGCTCGCCCCATTTGTACGAAGCCTTCTTGTCGGACTTGATCTCTTCCGGCGTATCGTCCGCCTCTTCCGGTTCAGCCGCATCCGCTTCCGGCGCTTCTTCGTCATCTCCGAGCAGGGCATCCGCACCCTTCTTTGTCTCTGCTGTTGATTTTGGCGTGGACGGTTTCAGATCCAGCGTTGGCACTGGTTCCTCGACTGGCGTTTCGACTGGCGGCGCGGCTACTTCCTGCGGGTGGTCGATGACGTTGTTGATGACGGAGAGGAAGTCTCCGGGGTCCGAAGACGCGATTGCTGATGGTGATTCCATTCTGGTTTTGGTGGTGGTTCTGACTAAAGTTTACTGAGCCTCGTCTACATTGATATGCTCCCACGCTGGAGGAATCGGCACAGACTCAGGCTCTGGGATATGCACTTGGTTCAATGCTTGGAAGACTTCTTGGACGGACTGGTGTTTGAACAGCCTGCGTGCTGCCACGATGTCATGCTCTGCTGCCCCGACTTTCGACAATGATGCTGCACTCTCAAGGAATACCAGTTCCGATATTTTGCGATACGCTTCGGAGTTCCGGATGGTGTCCCACTCGTATCTGAGGTTCGCATTGGATTTGAATTCCTGTTTGAGTTCGCTGATTCGTTTGTTGATGTCCATTCGATATTACTGCATTGTTCGTGATTTGGAGAGAAGTTCTGCGGCGGTTGTTGCGTCCTTCAGTGCTGCGCCTTGGCGTGCTTTTTCCAGTTCGATCCGGCGTTTGATGGCGGCATCGGCAAGCATGTTCTGGCGCTTCGCATCGCTGATTGCGTTCATGCCTTGGATCTTCACTTGGAACTCAATTATCTTTCGCTGCATCTCACTGTTGACCTCCTCGGCTTTCTGCGCGGCTTCCGGCGATTGACCTTCCTGCTGCTGGGCTGGCTGTTCTTGCGCGGCCTTTCGCTGCGCGGCTTCGATCTTCTTCGTTCCGTTCCAGATGATTTCTCCAGCCTGTTGCAATGCCTGATTGTACTCGGCAACCTTTGTCTCCACGGTCGGATCGTTCGACAGGATCGCCAAGTGACCGATACAGTGTTCGTGGATGATAATCATCGGCTGCACCGCTTCCTCCAAGCTGAGCGCCCCGGTTTCCACATCGTTGAGGATCTGCGCAATGAACGGAATGTGGGTGTCCAAGTGGACAACGTGCATATCATTCGGCTCAACCGGAATCGGGGAGCCGGAGCGCATGACGAAGTTCTGAAGCTCCGCGATCTTCTTGTCCACTGGCGGGCGCTGATCTCCTGGCATCCGCTGGATGTATCGTCCAGCAACCTCGTAGGATTTAAGAGCGCCAGCGGTCCTGTCACGCAGGTAGTTGTGCCGCCCTGCTTCATCGAAGCTGCCGACATACGGAGCGATCTCATCCAGCATCGCATTCCGCTGAACCATAGAGCCGCTTCCGATTGCTCGCTCGCAGGTGACTGCATCAAAGTCGATGACTTCCAGTGCTTCCAGCGGGAACCCACGACGAACGAGGCGTTTGCGGAAGTCTGCTGCTTCCTTCCCTCCAGGTGTTGCGTCCGAATATCCGACACGGCAGAGGCGACGGACGGCTTCCTGCATCATCCTCGCCCACGAGGGGTAGAAGAGATTGAGTTGCGTAGCGCCAACGCGGGACAGTGTTTCGAGTTCTGCCTGAACTTGGAACCGCGTCTTCTCCTGGCTCCCACCGAAAGCGGAACCTCCTTGGAATTGTCCGGCCCGTTGGTTCATCGTCCGCTCCATGTCTGCGAGAACCGGAGTGACGTTGTTCCCAAGATTCGGAGATGCCCGTTCGACGTACTCAGCAATGTCCTTTGCTGGGAGCATCGTGTACGGCCCGAGTGTGGTGTAGACGATCTTGTCGTATGATGTCTCGCTCAGCGGCTGGAGCATCACCCCAGACGACATCGCAGCGGCATCAACCAACTTGGAGCGCAGGCGATTTGAGACTTGCACCTGCGGGTAAATCTTCCGCAGAATTCCAGAGATGGAGTGGTACGTCCCGTTTGTCCCGATGCCGTAGCAGAAGAATGTGAACGCATTCCGCACGTTGTCGTACTCATGGCGGCGGACGTACATCCATGGATCGCGCTTCCCGTCATCCTGAATCGGCGTGTCGGAAACGAGATACATCGAAACAGACCCGTCGAACTCTTGCACCCAGAGGTGAATCACCTCGACGGTTTGCGTTCTGCCTGCTGCCGTTGCTCCGAGATCGTTGTTCTTGAACTGAGCTTGCAATCGCTCCCACTCAGTTTCGGACCATGCCGTCGTTGATCCAGCCGGATGATCTGCACGCAACATCGCTTGCTTCACTGCTTGGACATTCCATCCCATCTTCTCTGCCCGCTCTGGATCACGGATCTTCTCGTAAAGCTCATGCAGCTCATATCTGCGGCGACATCCGGCAATCGTAATGCGTTCCTCCGACGCCAGTGTTTGTCGTGGAATGCAGAAGTCAGACAGTCCAGTCGTCTTCCAGCGCCAGTCGATTGAGTCCTCCCAGTAGCCGATGCCGACGCCAAAGCAGAGCCAGTGATGAATCAGGTTCTGGTAGTTGAAATCGAATCCTTCCCAGCGCCGGAATGTCTTCGTCACTTCCTCAGCAAGAGTCTGCTCATACTCGCGCCGTTGTTCCTCATCCTCAAAATACTGATTCAGCAGTGGGGTGCGGACAAGGTTCTCGACAGAGTTGACAAGATCAATCATCCCTGACTTTGTGAACTCTACGATGTTTTCAGCATCGCCCCAGTTCAGGTTTGTCATACTGCCCTGCCCTGTCGCCGTCAGGACTGCCTGATCGTGGGGAGGCTCACCGTCCAGCATTGCCTGCTGCCTAACCCGTTGCGCAGCGGATTGCCTGTCCGCTTGAAGCATCGCACGGTAGAGTTCTCTGCCAGTTGATGCGTCTTTGATCCGCTCCTCTGGTGCCGGGGATTCATCATCCGGTATGTTTTCAAGCAGTAAGTCGGCGCGAGAAGAAGTCATTTCTATCGGTAGGTTTAATCCGCATCTACGTAAAGTCAAGCAATAGCCTGCCAGTCGCCGCCGCCGTTGGATCTACTTACAACATCCAGTCTGCGCATTACTTCAAAGAAGTCCTTTTTCGGCAGCACAGACAAGCCGCGCTCCTTTGATTGCCAGTGGAATCTCTCACGGCAAGTTTCAATACAAAGCATAAGCGAGTCAGCTTTGTCGGGTGAGCGACCGATCCGCAGCTTCATCTTTGGCTTAGGCTCAACAGTCATCCGTTCGCCATCCGCGCCTTTCACCATGGAGAATCGACGAGCCTTCATCTCATGGCACAGCTCTGGATCTCTGCGGAATCCGCTCAACTGCCCGCCTCGCATAAACTCAATTCCGACGCCCCATAGTTCCGAAACGCGATTGGTGTACTTCTTCGACGATGGAGTCCGATCATTTGACGACACTGGACGTTCTGTTGCCCTGCCACCAAAGTTGATGCGCAGGATTTCCTTCGACATGAACTGCGTCAATCTGTCCACCGTGCCAGCGCCGCCAGTGCTATCGACTGCCAGATTCCTGTACGCCACGCCCTCTTTATCTAGGATTTTCTTCACCTCGCCGCAGATTTGATCTGTCCTGGGATTCATCTTGTCCGCCGCATTCTCGTGGATAGCGTAGAACTTCTCAAGCTGAAGACACATCACCCCGTCGATTGTCTCGCCAAACAGACAAATGCACAGACTCGTCTTGTCACCGCCGCTGGAGAAGGACAAGTCCAGCCCCGCGATCTTTGTTGGTTCTTTCTTCCATTTGACGGATTCCTGCATGTACGCATTGAAATCCGTGTCCGTGTAGATCGTATCCTCGGTGCCCTGAACTGGGAAGAACCCGCGATAGAAGCGGTAGAACCGGGCAGAGTTTTCGCCATGCTGCTGCCGGAACTTCTCAATCTTCTCATAAGTCAGCATGTACTTGTAGATCACCTCTTGCTCCAAGTAGTTCGGA